TTTCGTATGTGAATATGATCCATCCAGATGTTCCTGCAGTTTGTGGGATTCGGAATGTTTTACAGTCCGGCGGGACGGGTTTCCGGAATACCAAGCGGGAGCTCGGGGTCCAGCCGTAAAGAGTCTGAAGCTGATTTGCGCGGCTCATACTCGGGGAGTTTTACTTCTTGGGGCTGTTGGGTTAAAGCTTGTTCGTTTTTCTGGGGAAGTTGCTGGGGAAGACTTTGTTGTAAGTACGGGGAGTGGACTGGAGGAGGTGGCTGGTACTGTTGCGGCATCTGAACTGGAACATTGCGGTAAATGATTTTCGGCTCAGGTGGGTACATTAGCCTAGTTCCAATATACGTAAAAAGTTGGAGCAGAATGAGTACTGCTATCGTAGCAAGAGCTACATAAAGTATTTCAAGTGCTAGCATTTGTTGTTCACGAAGGTTATTCATCAAGGCCGTTCAACGAACAGATATCGGTGTTTATGTTTCGTATCACTTTCCATCCACACAAGTGTTTTTGTTTCATATGTCGTATAAATCGCTTTGTATTCATGAAGAATTTTGCCTGGGATAACACCTTCCCACGACTCTTCTGCATATAGAATCCAATCTTCGTTTGAAACATCCTCATCTTCTACAAACTTTCGGCGAAGACGAATCTGGGGAATGTATGTCCATCCATCATCACAGAAGATTATGAATAGTTCTTTAGACTCCCGTACTTTTGGAAACTGAAACTTCAATTCCTCCCATTTTTGTTGGCCCAGTCGCATGATTTTCCTCATTTTTCTGTTCTGGGATAGTTATTCCTAAACGCATCCGTATTTCAGGAGACTTCTGGATAATCTCGCAAAGATAGAGTGTATCAAACAGCGCATTATGAAGATAATCGTATTTCGGCGTAGTTCCTACAACGTGTGTATATAATTCAGCCAATTTTGGAAACTTGAAACCTCCTCGTACTCCCGGGATATTGCAGATAGTACGTCCAGCAACCATCGTACATCCCATCGGCTTCTTGAATCCTTGAAACGACATGATATTCAAATCCCAAAGAATAGCCTGGATAAGAACGTTCTTGTCGAAATGTATATTGTGTGCAACCATCATATCGTGGTCTTCCGATAAGAATTTTAGAATAGCATCTCGCAGAGGAACACCAAATTCTATCGCTTGCGCATGTGATACTCCGTGGATTTTTGTAGATTCGGACGGAATAACCCATTTCTCCGGTTTGATTATGTAAGCATGTGTCTTCACAACGGTATTTGATACCGAATCAATAATGCACCAAGAAATGGACACAATATGTGGCCAGTTGTCGGGGGCTCTGTATGCCGATAGACTTGCATCTGTAGGAAGTCCAGTAGTTTCTGTATCGAACGCCAAGACTCGCATTTTTAGTTCTATGTTTGTTTGTGTATATCCTATTCGTTTTACAGAGAGTGGATTAGGAAGAAGCTCACTAGACCGAATACGACGGAGTGAACAATTAGACCGTACGTGGTCGGGCATCCAGCCTGGGCAACCTTGAACACGGAAGCGAGCTGGGGGACTAGAGCCGAGACAACGCCACCAATGAGCTGGTCAACTAGACGATACGTGATCGGCGAGCTGAGAACAAAGAACACAACCGCCAGAGTCGCCGAGTGCTGGAATTTCTTGGTTAGGCCAAACATTGTTTGTGTTCTACGCAGAAAAAGTCTTTTGGGTCTGAATGATAGAATTTATCCATTCCGGGGAATTTTCAACGATGTTTTTAATAGTTATGATATTTTGAGGAACTGGATAGTGAATATCGAGAGTATTGCTTTCGCAAATAAACAGACAGGCAGAAATCAAGAAAACACCCCGGGATTTCGCAACTGTTGGAGACCAACGCAGGCAATGTAGTTTGTAAAGGGCATCAAGGTACGGAGCTAAAACTCCAGCTTGAGGTGAGGACCGAGCATTGTCTCGAACAATATCCCAAATAAGCCATATTACGTTTCTTCCATGTGTTTGGTCAATATAAGGATTCGGGCGATATGAACAGTCTAGATTCCTCTTATGTGTATTCTTAAATACGCTTCCAAATTTCAGAATCCAAGATATCCAATAAAGAGCTCGTGTGAAATCCCGAGCTTCGGGTCTCAAGCAATACGACAGTTCGTTAAGTGGAACATACAAATCGATAGGGTCATCTTCTCGAACTATATGGCGAGCATAAGAAGCCGAAGGTGATTTCAGGTTTTCTTGTACTGTTGCATGCTGGAAATCATGCTCTGGCTTTATCACGGGCAAATGAGGAAGTTTGTTTTTTCGAGTAAGAGCAACGGTTGCTGCTGCTTCACATACCATAGTCCTGATTTGAAGATTGTTGCGCATATCCGTCATCGCCAAAATGGAGTACTGCCCTTCATATGGCGCAAACTTCTCGTAGGCCTGAACAAGGTACAAAAATACATTTGGAGCTGCACGATTAATATGCCGAGCCGATGATTCAAACAATGTGTTCCAGAGAGAATGTACTAATCCAGAACAAAGAAGTTCCAGAGTCCAGTAGCAAGAATAGTCTGCATGACCCAACTTAATGTTTTCGTCCAGAACTTTAGAGACGTGTGCCCGTAAATGTCCGGAGAATGTGAATTTCTGAAAGTCCGCGACAGTCCTTCCGTCAGCGATGTTCATTGTTCTGGGAAGAGACCAAAAATGGTCTATACAAACGCCTCATTTTTGAAAATAACAAATATACTGATACTCCTTACCTGCTCGCACAAGATCCACGTTTTCAATATGTGTGAACCCCGAAGTTTTGATGATATCAATCATACGCTCTTTTGAAGGCATAGTTAAACTTAGTTTATTTTCGCGATACTTTGCTCCACCGTTATTTGCTTCGTCATAATACGAAAACACTTCGTCGTATGACGCATCATCCTCATTACGTTTCTTCACTAATTTACCAGTATACTTGAACTTATCAAAGAACACTACTGATTCAGTCTGTCGTTCCAAGTTATATTTCTGAAGTGAAAAGGCCGCAAAGGGAGATGATAAATCATGTAACGGGTCAAACCTGTCTGGGTCTACGAGATGCACGACAAAGTATCCTCCAGGTTTTAGCCATTGGTAAGCATTATCTGAAATAATTTTGGCGTTGGGAAACATGTACATTGAGAAACCAAGGAGTAAACAGTGGCTGAATGATTTTTGAGAAAATAGTTGGGGTTGGGAAATATCGCCCTTATTAAACTTTGCGTTGGGACACCGTTCGCGAGCTTTTTCGATCATAGCGTCCGACGTATCTACCCCAAGATAATCTACTCCGAGTTGCTTGAAATAGCATGCGTGCGTAGCAGTTCCGCAGCACATATCCAGAACCCGGATTGAAGTTACCGGTTGCTCTACCAACGTGAGGTCGTGAATAGATACTTCTTCGTACTTAATTCTTTCGTTCGAGTTCCAGAGTGAATCGTAGATGGATGCGTACTCTTCGTCGAAAATGTCCTTGTCGTACAAGGTTGTAGTTTTCCCATCTTCAAAACCTTCAATGGATGAGTACCACGTGGTAAGCCCATACATTACAAATATGAGGATGGCTAAGAAAATGTAGGCAACTTCCATTAGTTTTTAGCGAGACGATTTCCCTCCAGAAATCGATGCCGGTAGCATGTCTGGTAATGTCGGAGTGGACTTAGGTCTCACAAATTTGAAGTAAATAAGAACGAGGATGGCTAGTATGCACAGTGCGATTACACCTGTTAACAAACTATTCACCCAATTTGAGCTAGAATCTCCAACTACACCGCTGGACAAATAACTTGAACGATTAAGAACATCAGCCTTGGTTTTTTCGGCGTCGTAATCTTGTAGTAAAAGTGGAAGACCGCCATCTGATTTTATAGCCCTAGCTAAACTTGATACTTGACTCTGGGATTTAAGAGACCCATCAATCGCATCATACTGGTCGCGATACTGTCGCAGTACTGGTTCAATATCACTTTTTGCTATCTTTTCCTTTTCCTTTGCTAACCACCCCTGACCATTTAGGGCGGTATAGTAATCTGTACGCGCTTTTGCTGCGGTCTCCGGTGTTGCTCTGTCCATAACAGCTTTCAGTTCGTCAAGATGTTTTTGGCGAGCACAATCAGGCCCACAACTCTGGAACAGCGACGTCATTGTTTAAAGAGAGGTAAATTCCCACACCGAGAACAACAAGGACAAATACGTGAACGAACCATCCGATAAACGAAAATACCAAATACACGAAGGACGCTACTATGAGTGTTAGTACAAACTTCACAAGAATAGGCTGCATCGCAGTTATCCCATCAAGCTTGGATTTACTTATAGTTACCTCATCTTGCGTACTTTTAATTTGTGAATCAGTTTGCTCTATGTTCGCAGCAGGTGTTCCAAACAGTTTCTTGAACGTTGTCTCAAAAAATCCAAGTTGTTTGTTCACAGCCATAACATCTGTTTGGCGTTTATAATCTTTAGATATATCTTGAACAATCTTATCCCGGTTTTGGTCTGCTGGAGTTATCACATTCAAAATAGATGAGTAATCTGGAGTTTCAATTCGATTAAATATATTACCTACAGTTCCCGATGTCGATGACGTCATCCATAGCTGTTTCGTATTGGGGTCAGCGGTCAAATTCAAAGGCATGTACCCACCAGTATCAAGAGGTGTAACTTCTTGTTGGACTGTACAATCTCCCTGGCATCTCGATATTTGTGAATTCTGACCAACTCCATACAATGCCGTTTGGTCAATATTTCCTACAAGCGAAGTTATTGGAATTCCAGTGAGACCGGTAACTGGACTCCACCCGGTCTGTAACGTTTCATCGGTCTTCATAGCTTTTCCAGAAGCATCTACTCCATACAAAGCAGTAGAACTGGCTGAAGTAATCTTTACGGACGTATCGGCAACAGGCATAGAATTAGTCATAGTGACTGGCTTGGGGATTTTGACTTTTTGATTCGTAGCACTTTGTAGCCATAGGTACGTATGTGTCGAGAAAACAGACACTGGTAAAAAATTGGGGCTTCCTACTGGAAGTAGAGACCAGTCGGTCTGATTATTGGCGGTTTTAGTAGCTAAGTTTGTCGTAGACCCGGCAGTGTACAACAAATAAACATTCGTATCATCAGTTGTAATATCCAAAATAGACGATATTGGTTGAGCAGGTGTAGCGGCTACTTCTGCCGAGCCTTTCGACATAGGAGTAATCGCAATATCAACGTTGATGGTTATTGTCTCTGGCTTTGCGGGCAATACACTTGTTTTGTAAAAGTTGTATGTAGCTTGGTCTGCTTCTACACTAAATACGTACACATCGGAGGTTACTGAAGCATATATTACCGGCATCGTAGCTCCAGAATTCAAATCGCGTAACGTAATTTGGTTAGATTTATCCTTAAAGCCCTTTATAGCGGCATCAATTTCTGGAATGCCGCTAAAAGTCTGACTGATGGCGTGTTTTCCTAAACAAATCATGACCGAATATTTACCGTTGTTTTCTCCAATTCCAAATGAAATATGGTTCGTGTCTTGCACACCATTCCAACCAGCGACTCGTAAGTAAGTGGGTGGTCCAGTAGGTACAGGAGCTACAGCGGCTACCCCTTGAGTTCCAGCAGTAGAGAGATGGGATAAATCAACGGTAGACCAAGACCCGTTACATGGATTCTGGCACACGTACACTGACTTATTAGCATTGTATCCCCACAAATATCCTGCTGCTGATGGGGATGTTTTTACAAGAGAACCGGGTATATTCGCCCATTTTTGAGCAGAAGATATCTGGGTGGAAGCCACCGTGTTTATAGATTTTGTGTTTGCATCAAATGCGGATTGAAAGTCCGCCATCTTATTATTGAGTGAGCATAAATTAGTTCATGTTTTGGAAGTTTTTGTACATGCCCCTCGAAAGTAGCATAGAGACTACAGGGCCAGTTGTGAAACCACGAGACTTGGGGAAATCCTGAAACATCTTGGCCGTTCCAGGAGCTAGACCGCCGGTAGAATAGGAGTAATCAGTTTTAGTCACTATTGCCTCCAGACGTTTGCGCTTCATCTCCGTAATGAAAGAAGCGTCTGTGCCCGGACCTTTACCTGTACGAGCTCCAGTGGTTGGGTCTACACCCGTATTCAGTTGTACTACAGACATCGGCATTTATTTACTGTGCGGGAAAAGTAATGGACATCAAGGCTTTCCAAGATAGTCGTCAGGCGGAATTAGACGCATTTCTAGCAAACTATGCTACCCTGAAGACAAAGTATTCGGCTGCTTTGTCGGCAGCAATAGGAGAACGAGATTCGGGGCAACAGGTTATTCTAGTACAAAAAGTTCTTGATGCAAATACCCAACTAACCGCTGCGGTTCGGACTATTTTGGGGTCGTTATCGTCATCTACTTCAGACATAGATACTGCGACTTTAAATCAACTCACTGCAGACCTTGTGAAATATCAGCAGGACTTTTTGACGCTGCAGCAGTCTACAGATAAACTACAAACGTTAAAAATGATTCAGAATACAACACAGAGTGATTTGCAGCGGGCATTAACACTCTATAATGTATATATTTTAGCACTGTGTATTCTTTGTGTTATTGTTATCATTCTAGCAATACGTGCAGCATGGACTGGTGGTATTTTTGGAGGTATAGTTCGTCGAATCAAAAATACTGTAAGACCACAATAACTCCCAGTAATACACTTATCGCAATGAGTTTATCGGTATAATTTAGGGGAGGTTGAGGAATAGGTAAACGCATTTGAGCAGCAGTTACTTTATCACGTTCTTCGTGGATTCCTTCTACTAAGTTCCCTAGCCCAGCTTGGTTCTGGCGAAAATGAGTTATGGCGTCAGCTCCCATCGCATCATGAATAGTTTGGTTCGCACTCACAAGTTCCTTCTTTTTTGCTGTGATAATGTTATCAAGTCCCTCTTTAGCTGACTCATACGCTTTCTTATATGAGTCATTTCCAGTAAGTTTGTACTGCAAGTAATTATCATGGTAGCTGCTACTTAAGGTTGTTAGCTGGCTATCCATTTGTTGTTTCCGCGACACAAATTCGCCAGCGTTTGTTCTCTGCCGTAGTTTCACACATCCCAGTAACTTCAACTATATCGCCCGGTCGAGCACCAAGATACTTGGCCATAGCATCCTGTGAGAGAATACGGGGAAACTTGGTAAAATCGGGAAACTTCTTTGCGAGAGTACTGCGTTCAATATCGTTGATAATTCGTTGCTTCGGAACAAGCTGGTGCTTTGAAATATTGAAGTAGAGGCTAGCCATAAGAAACACTTGGACAAGCGAGTTCTCGCGTTCGGAGATATGATTTACCAGTGTACTCAAAACCTTCTCGCTAATCGGTGTCTCGCTAATAATGATAGTCCCTGCGCTATAATTGTTCTCCTTTGCGAACACAATAAAGTTGCTCAAATCATTCGTAGACACGCGGGTCTTCGTGCTATAAATAATCAGCATACCTCCAAAATTGTACATCTTCGTCTCATCTGGTGCGGGCGTTACGGGTTCAAACGTATCACCCTTTAGCCCACGGTCTGTGAGCATCTCTCTCAGAGTCTTGAAAATGCGGTCGTCCATTGTCTTTAGTATTCATAACTACGAAAACGTCATTCCATTTTTACGCTCTAATTATAAATGAGCAACTGGGCATTCCTTGCTATTCTAGCTGGACTGGTACTTGTCTATGTCCTACTTTCTCGAACGAAGGAGGGGTTCGCCCTTGAGTTTGTGGACCGGTCCAATGAGAAGCGCACAGATGCTACCCGTGCCTCATCGTACAACCAGGAAACAAACCATTTTAAACCGACTGTACCTCTTGCCGAAGCTACGCCCGGTGTACCAACGCCCTACCGCGTGAACATGTTTGATTCCTATATTCCCGCTTAAGCGTACCGGGACTAGGAACAAAAAAGAGTATGCGAAAGACCATTTGTTTAAATATGATAGTCAAGGACGAATCACACGTTCTTGAAAAAACATTGGAAAATCTATGTCAGCATATCACCTTCAATTACTGGGTTATATGTGATACTGGATCTACAGATGGAACGCAAGATATAATCGTGAATTTTTTCAAGACGAAAGGCATTCCGGGAGAACTTGTACAGCATGAATGGCGAGATTTCGGTCATAATCGTACCGAAGCTCTTCGTGCAGCATACAAGAAGGCCGATTACATCTTTATTTTCGATGCGGACGATACCGTTCACGGAAAGCTTGTTATTCCCCCCTACCTAGACAAGGATTTTTACAAGTTTCAGTTTGGTTCTGGGTTCACATACTACCGTCCACTTCTCGTTACTGCGCAGAAGAAAAGTAAGTTTGTTGGAGTACTTCACGAATTCTTGTCTCTAGAGGAAGGAGTTCCTTCGGAAGGTGTTATTGAAGGAAGTTACTTTGTGGATTCGGGAAAGACTGGTTCACGGAGTCGGGATAAGGATAAGTATTTGAAAGACGCCACAATATTGAAAAACGCGTATGCGAAAGAAGTAGAAACGGGTGGTGGCTTGGCGAATCGGTATGCGTTTTACTGTGCCCAAAGTTTCAAGGATTGTAATCGTATTGATGACGCAATTGAATGGTATACTCTAGTTGCCGACAAACTTAATTCGTGGGTTCAGGAAAGGTATTATTCATGTTTGATGCTTGGAAATCTCTACAAGACTAAGGATAATTTTGAGAAGTCGTTGGAGTATTTCTTAAAAGCTCAGCAATTTGACCCAGACAGGTCGGAAGGTACGATTTTCGCAGCCGAACTCCTTCATCAGCGGGGACATCATTATTTGGTGACGTTGTTGTATGAATCAAATAAGAATTACAATAAGGATCCTCAAGATAAATTGTTTTTGTACCGTGATTTCTACAATGATATTTTGGAATATAATTGCAGTTTGAGCGCATTTCATTGTGGAAAGCGAGACTTAGCTTACTCGTGTATCAAAACTATCATTCTAAATTCTATTGCGAATCAGGGAATCCTAAAGAACTGTTTTTACAATTTGCGAGCACATGCTCGTGAACTGAACGCTGACCCTGATACGTTTGGGTTGTTCAATATGATTTCGTACTTCCTTCAGTCATGTGATGGCGATACAAGGGAACTATGTGTTCTTTGGAATATCCTGTTTTCTAAACACCGCGCTATTCTTACTGCACCTTCCAAGTTTAAGTGTGCAGACAATACTCGACCCAAAGTGTTTCTTTCTATGACGTCATGTAAGCGTCTCGACTTATTCAAGGAAACTGTGAATTCCGTCCTTAACTGCTGGATGGACGCGAATAAAATAGATTACTGGTTTTGCGTGGATGATAATTCGTCAAAGAGTGACCGGTCTAGCATGCAAAAATTGTACCCTTGGATGAAATTCTACTTGAAAACTCCACAAGAAAAGGGACATCGTGAAAGCATGAACATAATTTGGAATAAACTTAAGGAACTCAAACCGAAATACTGGATACATATGGAAGATGATTTTCTGTTTTATATTAAGAAACCCTATGTATCTGAAGCCATGAAATTCCTAGATACGCACAGTGATATTAAACAAGTGCTTTTCAATCGAGCATATGCTGAAACAATTGAGCAGGTTGATATGCGAGGATACGACCCTATCTCGCCAGGATTTGTTGTTCATGACCATAAGCAAGGCAAGTTTCCATACCCCAACTGTCACTACTGGCCACACTACAGTTTTAGACCCAGTATGGTTTGTGTAGACGCGATTTTGGAGCTTGGGAATTACGATAGTCCGAACACATTTTTTGAAATGGATTATGCTATGAAATGGACATCGCGAGGATACAAGTCTGCGTTTTTTGATTTGATATGCTGTCGCCATATTGGGCGACTCACGTCGGAACGGAATACTGGTAAGGTTCAGAACGCGTATGACTTAAATGGGGAAAACCAGTTCAATACAACAAAATCAATGAAGATTCTGAATTTGAAGCGTCGTCCAGATCGGAAAGAGGCGATGGAAAAGATTATGAAAGATGCTGGGATATCCGAGTACGAATTTGTGGAAGCCGTTGATGGAATGGCTCTAAAACCCACATCGGATCTCAAAGACCTGTTTGAAGGCAATGATTTTGGAAATCGGCGTGGATTTATTGGGTGTGCGCTAAGCCACTACAATTTGTGGAAGGCTCTGCTTGCCGACAAATCAAATACCCACTACGTTATCTTTGAAGATGATGCTACATTGATTCCAGAGTTCAAAGATATCTATGAATTGCTAAAGCCAGAGTTTCCAAAGCACGAGTATCTACTTTTGGGGTATCATATGTACAGTGCGAATCGTGACGCCACGAAAGATACGTATGTTACTCTTAAAAACAAGGAAATCACAATTGGAGATATGCAGAATGACCTGAATGTTGGAGGAACGTTCGCGTACTCTATTAACAAGAAGGGTGCGCAAACGCTAGTTGATTATATTGGTAAGCATCGTATTCGCCACGGGATTGATTATGTTGTAAAGGTTTGTCGGGATTTGAAGTGTACGGAACTAAGGCCACAAATTGTATTTTCGGAGTGGTGTGAGAAGGTTGGGAATACGGTTGACTCAGATATCCAGAAAAACACAGATTGTCTTGATTTCAGCAATGTAATTCCTGCTGTAGACTTTGAGTTTATTCCGGGATTTGACCATATTGGCGATGATATTTATTATCAAGCTATCCCTCTTGAGAAAATGAAGCGTCTAGCCATGGATGACCCACAATGTATGGGGTTCAATACCCTTGGGTTCTTTAAAAATAATATCGACCGAGCTGCACTTACTACATCTCCATACTTTGGTCAGAATGATGGAATTTATATCAAGGTGTTCAATACTCCAACACAGTCCGAACCGGAAACATCGGGAAATACCATAAAAGTCAAAATGATTTGTAATTGGTCATCATCGAAAGATTTTGTGAATGCATTTCCCACAAAATATCCAGTACCAGGTCTAGAGCTCACATCGCGAGACGATGCGGATTATTTTGTTATTGTGAACTTACCAACGAAAGCCGATGAATACCATGACCCTAAGAAGACGATAGTTTTGCAGATGGAACCTTGGGTATACGATGATGCAAAACCGTGGGGTGTAAAGACCTGGATGCCCGAATGGAGAAATCCAGACCCCAACAAGTTTTTACATTCTCATACTTGCCGGCGATTCTTGAATCCTGCAGCGTGGACTCTTGGCGGTGATTTAACTACATTTCCACCGAAACGCTCAAGTGTAGCACTAATATGCAGTGACCAACTAAAGGATACTGGGCACCAACTTCGTGTTAATTTTGCAAAATTGTTTCCTGATTTAGTTCGGGTGTACGGTAAGTGCAACGCACATTCCCTGAGTTCCTACGTTGGTACTGTGCGTGACGAAGACAGGTATAATGTGTATGGAACCCACAAGTATGTGCTAGCTGTAGAGAACAATTCCGAAGTCAACTATGCAACGGAAAAGATTTGGGAGCCAATAATATGTGAATCTTTGACCTTTTACTGGGGATGTCCGAATTTAGAAGAGTATATCGATCCTCGGTCATTTGTACGACTTCCACTTGAAGATCCGGCCGAAGCTGCGCGTATTGTGAAGCAGGCTATTGACGAAGACTGGTGGTCCCAGCGTATTGACGCAATCAAGTCAGCAAAAAGGGTGATTATGGAAAAATATGGAATGTTCCAGATTATTTCAAATGTTATTCAGAAACACGCTAACAAGAAGCCTGAAACGTATTATAGCCAGGATGGTCAAGATATGTATTTGGATACCAATGTATTCAAGGGGTTTAAGAACGGAGTGTTTGTGGACGTAGGTGCAAATAATGGAGTACATATCAACAATACCCTTTTCTTTGAGACTAATCGTGATTGGACCGGTGTGAATATTGAACCTATAAAGGCGGTATATGATAAACTGGTAAATAACAGACCAAACTGCATAAACTTGAATTGCGCCGTAAGTAATTCCGATGGCGATGCAGAGTTTATTTGTAATGAAGGATATACTGAAATGATTTCAGGACTTAAAGACCAATTCGATCCTCGTCATGCGGAAAGACTAAAAAATGAGCTCTCTCATTATGGAGGAAATAGTACACTGATTACAGTCCCAACCAAACGGCTAGACACCATCCTACATGATGCAGGTATTAAACACGTACATTACCTGAGTGTAGATGTTGAAGGCGCAGAATTTGAAGTTATAAAATCCATCAATTTTGATAACGTGTTTATTGATGTTATCGGGTTTGAAAATAATTATAATGATACTAGTGTTCCAATCATTGATTATTTGATGGAAAGAGGGTATTCGATAATCCATAAATCAATGGATATTTTCATGAAACATCGCGACTCGAAGTTTTAAATTGTTAGAATAGTCTTTTCTTTAGGATGGTCCGGCAGAGTTCCGGCTGCTCGATGTTCCTGAACAGTATTCCAAATAGCCCGGAAACTTTCTAAATTTGTAGGTAACCATGTGCGGTCGCGAGGAACAGTAGTGAGACGGTACTTCTCAAATACCCAATATACGGTAGCCCACCACTCAGTTTCTAAATTCGGCATCATCTCCTTGCGCCAAGTTTGGACGTCCCGTTTATCATCAATATCTCGATATACAACTCGACCATTCTCAGCAACCGCGAACCACGATTTATACTGAGCAGTGGACTCTTCCCACTCAGAATAGTTCACTTCACGGAACTTCATTTCTACATAATCACACTCGTCCAAATCTGTGCATTCCAACTGCAACTGCATTTGGTGATAGTACGTTGAAGGAATTGGCGTGTCGTTCGAAAATTCTCGAGAAATAGGACACTTGAATTCTACAAGTTTTCCGTACCTGAAATCATTCTTGTCGGCAGTAACTAGAATACCGTCAGGTGACGCTCCGAGAAACGGATGGTCTCGATGAGGAATACATGTCGTATCCATGATTTGAACTCCACCCTGGATGTAGGTGCAATAAATATGTTTAGCGATTGGTTCGAGACGCGTACCCCAAAGCAGAGCCCGCGCACCGAATCCAGAACTTGCTGGTCGAGGTAGTAGTTTGGTCATTACGATTTCATGCTTGAGCGCAGGAGATGCATCATGAACAGCCTTGTAAATTTCCGAAGCAGTCAACATTTCTCCACGTTTAGTGTGCCATGCGTCGGTACGCTGGTCATCGTGACCGTACAGAAACAGAATCTGTTCAACCTTATCCATTCCCAAATCCATTGTTTATGTTCGTATACTATGTGTATTAAACCCGTTTTCAGGGTACATCCCGATTTAGAACAAATGCAGGAAATCCAAAGCCAAGAGCAATGGGTTCTTTTTCGTCTTGAACGGTTTTACAACGATAAAATAACTGAACGTGTACGTGATATCCTTACAGGGAAATCTAACCTTTCTCTTCGTCTTATTGACTGGTTTGTGACCAATTATGCGAAGAAGTACAATATTTCATATATGACGAAGGCACAGAAGCACGTGATTGTCTATTTATCCTACAAGTCTCATCTCAAGGCGTACAGCAAAAAGATGTTCGATCCATTCTGTCGGTGGAAGCGTATTAAGTTTCATGGTATGGACACGACAGTCGGACAGCTGAATTTTTTCGAGTGGGCATTGACGGATGAAGTTCTTGATTATCTGGAAACAAATCGGGATACTGTACATGCTGATATGGAAACTCGGCTACACGAACCTAAAGATACAGCCGATGGCCCAAAACGCAAACGTCACGAATTGTCGCATTCTGCTACGAAGTCTATGACCCGTCACGATGTGCGTGTAACTGTTAAGTTTGATTAACTCTTTCAAGAACAAATGTATTCTAATCTAATTCCCAACTATGTTTACCGAGATATATCGGAAGACATAGCTGACCACGATGACGATTTTGAGGCAGAAGAATGGAGTTACAATGGTCGTGACGTATTTCGCGGTTCATTGGATAGGTCGTATAAGTGGAATGTGTATTGGCTCTACGACGAAAACTTGAAACGTGTAGGTCTTGCTGAACACGACCCTGAAAATCCGGCGTTGTTTCATTCTCTGTGGTTTGAAACGAACCCATTCGCTACACTTTTACAAGAACGCGGTTGGGTATCTAAAGGTGCAACATTATGGGCGCTTCTTTCGAATGAAGCATACCAAGATTGTCTGGAAGATGACTTCCGAACTGTTATCGACAAAACACTCAATTCCAATATTCGTTTAATGACTCCCGAAATGATCATAACCCTTCCTGAAATTTATGCATGCTCCAAATGTGGAAAAAAAACCCTTTCGGCGCCAAGCAGTTGCTCGGACGCGAAAGTTTTTAGTTATTTATCTCCTGATTGCTCAGTATTGTTTGTTGATGATTCGTTCATCATGTACACTGCTCCTGCAGATTCTCGTGTATGGTCTACGCTGAACCCGCACCTGCAGCCACACGACGACCACCCTTCTTCGCCGGAGCAGCAGCCGGAGCAACCTCCACCGACTGAGCAGCTACTGGAGCCTGAGTCTGAGCCTGAACCCGAGTACCACCATACTCAGAATCGTCATTCTGAGTATCCTGATGAGCCTGCTGAGTCTCATCCTCGTCCTCCACCACAGTAGGAGGCGCACCAGACTCGTCATCGAACATATCTGCAGCCGTACGGCGAACCTGAGGGAACACCTGAGCGGCCGTTAGACGCCACGTCACACCAAAGCCACCGCCAGCAATCACATAGATGCTGCCGCTGACTACGAGATTCGCCTCAACACCCTTCGGGAAGATGCTGGGCAGAGACTCGGGCGTCACATACGTTACCGGATTACGCGAGGCATCCACAATCTCGGTCGAGACGCGGTTGTCGTATACTGGAACCTTGACTCGGAAGCTGGGAGGATACTTGCCGTTCGGCACGTACTCGCCATCAACCTTGTCGGTCGAGAAGCTCAGAATACGCTTGAAGCTGTCGCGGATAGCCTCCTCCGAGCGCTTCTTGCCGAACCACTTCGCACTATTCTCTACAGCAGCCTTGATGATATGATTCTCCAGATCCGACAGGAGATTGTACAGCTTACCAATCTCGTCCGCCCCAGCAGACCGATCCTTGCCGTACGGATCGCAGCCCTTCAGCGAACCGATGAGCGTGTACGTCTTCATACCCGTATCACCCTCACGAATAAGGACACCGCCCGGGTAGCCCACGCGGGGCATGCGGATTAGTAGGCTATTACCGTTGTAGCGCATGCTAATTGGGGGATTACGACCTGCCTTACCCTGACCTACCGTAAACGTTACGTCGTTAACATTGATTGCGTTCGCGTGGATAGGACCGTTCATTCTTATTGTTGTACTCTATTTAGGTTAGAAAGGTCTAAATCCGTTTTCGGGGAAAAGAAATCAGTTTCAATGAAAAATTCGCCTAGGACATCATGTCCATCGTTGGCGTAATCACTCTCATGACTCACTCGTCATATATTGAGCGGCGTTTGTTGACGCTAGTCCTTATGTTGAGATGTTAATCGTTTATTGACTGATGCCGTATTTCATGCAACTCAGGCTATTAAATCCCAGTCTTTGTGCTTTTCAGATGGGCCCGCTTTATGCGCTGCCGGTTCACCCGTACTATTCACCGATCTATCTCAACAGACCTAATATCTACTATCTTCACTAAAAAGAATCCGTTTTTGATGAAATCACTTTTATACTTTAGAGGAAAGGAAACGAGAACATTAAATAATGGTGTTGTGTGCGTCTTGTAAGAATAAGACGAGTACAGAGCAATGTCCATCTCAAGCAATGAAGGGGTTGTTATTCTGTGGAAAACACGCGAAAACAAAAACTAGGCGGTTGTGGGCCGACGTAAATAATGGAAATCAGAAAGCTACCACAATACAAAAAATATGGCGAGGGTACTTTATTCGTCATAGATTGACGTTAGCCGGGGAAGGAGTTCTTAAACGTTTGAATTGCCACAATACGGAAGAATTGGTGACTATGGATGAAAAGGAGAAGATTCATCCTCTCGATTATTTTTCATTCCGAGAAGCAGAGAAACTCTGGTGGTTTGATGTTCGGAGTTTGTATCATATACTGAAACGGTCAGCAAAACCGGAAAATCCGTATACGCGACAGCCTCTAACTATTGAAACACGAAGACGATTACGTGATGTGTGTCGAATACGAAAGAAGTTGGCTATAGAGAATTATCACGATCCTCCCAGACCCGAGTTATTTGATACTTTGGTCAACGAGAAGTGGCTGACTATATGTCAGATTATTGAAGAGAATGGTTTTTTTGATATGAACCATATGATGTTTTGTAGCTTAAATAGGTCTCAATTGTTTGTGTTTTTAAATCTTGTTCAGATGGATATTGTAGCGTTCGCAACCGAACATTCTATACGCTCAAAAAGGTATAATTACATTCATTGGGTGAGAACGTGTTTGTCCAATTTTGAAAAGAATCGAACAAACCGTCTCCAATGTTCTTGGGCTGTTTCCAAATTACTTTTATCAATTTTGTACGACTGTCCAGAGAATTATCCCATATGTTTCATAATTGTGAGCGCCCTGACTAGATTGTGATTTAAACAGGTAAGGAGTATTGAGAGTATAACAACCGCGTTAGAAATGTCGTCTTCCAAGTCTGCCATTAAGTCAAACACGATGCCCGCTGCTAAGAAGACCGCTGTCGCTGCCCCTGCCCCCGCTCCTGCCCCTTCCGCCGCCCCGAAGACGGCTGCCCCTCGCAAGGCTGCTGCGAAGGCCCCGGCCGCTAAGGCTGAAGTCACCGTACCGGTGGTGGCTACCACTACCCCGGCCGTAGCTGTCGATGCCGGTGTGACGGAGGTTCGCTCGGCTGCCGCGATCCTAGCTGCTCTCCAGGATAACCTGAAGGCTCTCGGCACGGAGTGGACTACGCGTGTCCGCGCGCTAGTCGCTGAGGCCAGTGAGGCCGCGAAGGCGCTGAAGCGTGATGTACGCAACTCTAAGCGCCGCGTCAAGAAGGATGTCGCCGACATGACGCCCGAGGAGCGCACCCAGTGGGAGGCCCGCCGCGCGAACAACGCGTTCCTCAAGCTCCGCCCGATCACGGACGAGCTTGCCTCGTTCATGGGCCTGTCGCCCAAGTCCCAGCGCTCGCAGACGGATGTGACGAAGTTCATCGCGACGTACGTGAAGGAGCACTCGTGCTTCGACCCTAACTTCAAGCGCCGCATCATCCCCGACGCGAAGCTCGGCAAGCTCCTGCGCGTGAAGGATGGCCAGGAGGTTACGTACCTGAACCTCCAGTCGTTCCTGAAGATTCACTTCATCAAGCCGGAGGTCAAGGCGTAAACGATTTCCAGTTTAGTAAAGCTGGTGGTGGACATCGCAGGTAGAATAAAATAATAAACTTAACCCATATTTTATGAGCCAACTGGTCGCATAAAATAGTTGGTAAGAATAAATGTTTGGCTCAATTGTAGGATCGATTCTTCTGCTTTTTGGCCTAGTTGTTGTTGGATACACAATCTACAGCATGGCTGTGCACACGCCAACCACGGTAACTGCGTGGGTATTTAACTCGTTCTACATTATTGGAGGTCTCGTTATTTCCTACTATGGATACCAGACACTGTACCCTCCGCAACCCTCATTTTTGGGCGTGGCCGGTGGACGCCGCTGGTACAAGTAAATGAAAAATGGAATTAATACGCGTAACGTATAGATAAGTATTCTACCGCTAATTCTAAGATGCCCCGCCACAACAGTGTTGCATCTAAGAGTAAGAGCGACGACATTGTGTTGTCGTACATAAGTGATTTGAAGGAAAAGAATGATACTGAATCGGTATATGTTGCGCGAGTCACGAAGACTCTCGGAAATGCTCGGATTCAAGTAGTTTATTCCAAGGGTCACAAAGTTTACGTTGAGCAAGTTAAGATTCCCGGTCGGTTTACTGGTCGGGCGAAGAAGGCTATGGGCGTTAGCTCTGGTTCTCTGATTCTCATTGCTGAAACTGGAGTGAATGGCGCACTTGCGCTAGAAATGATTGCGATTCTAACGCGTGAAGACCTCACGAAGATTCAAGACTATTCTGAAGTTCATCCCAACATTGTCTCTCTCGAGACTGACGCAGAGCGTCTGACTACAACCCTACTTACTGCAACAGCAGGTGACGGGTATGAGTTTGAGGCGCGCACTGAGGAAGTTGATATTGATAATGTTTAATTAATTATACTGGTAACTCTTTATCAGTCACGATGTATTCATGAGGAAGTTGAATGTATAGAATCGTACTAAAAAACGGAGTTGTTCGTCCATCAAGGACAACTGCTCTTATTTTTGAATTGTCGAATACCGAAGAGAACAGTCTTCCAAACAACTTATCTTCATTAACTGACTTTTTCACTTGGATACTACACACTTTTCCATCCCATCCACACAAGTTTCCCTTACAATCTTTCTTTGCGAATTGACCACATGGAGTACGAATCTTTGAAACAAATCCAGTTGTGCTTTTTACATCTACAAATCTCACTATCGCATCAAACCATTTGCGAAGAAGAGGCTCTAGAGTTTTACGTACAGGAGGATGGCTTCGTAATGCATCTCTCAAGTTTTTATAATCGGCGTGTTGCAGATCGTTCGATAACTGAAACATCAAAAACTCAAATACTTCAGATTCATATGAAATATTATCAGACACACCTTTCATATCTTTATCCGACTCACCAAACACTAGTTGGTCTTCACCTACTTCCTTCACTGTTTCAATAGTATCGGCTACCTGTCCAGTCCCTACTTTTTCAGGCTTGATTGGAACTCGCAGTCCACTTGTAGTCACGATTTCTACTCGTCGTCCAGCAGAATCATATAATCCATCTTCGAACTTGTATCCGACCGTAATTGTTTCTGCTTTTTTCAATAGTTCCTTTGTTTCCGCAAAGGACGGTAGTCGGTCTACATCTTCGTATCCCCATAGACGTGTATCTTCACTGTCTGGAATGGGTGAGCTGTTGAATGGAAGTACCATCTTATCGGGAATATACAGTGCCTGTCCTCGACCATATGGGTCTAAGATAACTGAATACTTGTCTTCTCCAAAAAGAACCTTTTTAACTTTCAGAGCTTGGGTATAATTGGGTATTTCGGTGGTACATGCTTCAGTTCGCATAACTCCCAACAATCTTGGAATAAATTTACGGAACGGTGGGTCTTCAAATACATTTGATTGGTAAGTAAACTTGTTTTTAGAACGACGGGCTTTGCTGAGAATATCTATATCCTCATTACGCTGAAGAGCAACAATCGCACGAGTAGACGATTTAATCATTGACGAATGTAGTACACACCCAACCGTATTATTCGCAATATTTATCCTGAATACATCACACTGAAGTGCTAGAGCCGAATATTCCAAATCTTCAATAGGCGACAGCTCTTTGTTGTGAAACGCATCATCTATTCCGGAAATAAGCTCTGCTAAGTTTTTGCGCGTACTCTCATTCGGATGATCTTTGAGTTTAGTATAAATTTCTGCCGAATGCGTATCTGATTTCTTAGTCCACATCCTCAAGAACGAACATTTTAGAACGGTTTGTACAGATTCTCGTGGAGATGGAATAACTTGAGAAAGACCGAGAAACGTAGGTAGGTTTGTAGACGCATGTCCAAGACCTACACGGAAAAATCCGCTGCTATTTTCCGATATACGCTGATTATCTAGACTTTTATAGGTTTCAAGCAATCCAAGCATACGTATTAGTTCGGTACTCAATTTGGCCATACGAAATTCAGGGAGACGTTTATCGTCTTTGAACGCATAGTACTTATCCTTAATTTCCACCGATTTGTCTGTTTTTATAGTACGCGCTTTCTTGTAGCAACACGGCATATTCTTTCCATTTCCCGGAGATTGATAATCCTTGAGACCTGGGAAATTAGCTCCCGTTATTCGTTTTATGAGTGGATACTCTCGGGCATCCAACGATGTTGATGTTTGTAGTTTACCGTGACATACTGGACACTTCAGAGTATCGTCTTCAGACAAAAGCTGATCTTCGCGTAATGGAATTTCATCTTTCATGCACCAGTATTCTGGACACAGAAGTGTTCCAGTCGGATCATCTAATTCCATAATCTTTTCCTTTGGCGCAGCAGATACAGCATCGTACTTTCCATCTTCAAACGACTTGAGACGTTTCTTATCGTCTGGTGTGAACACTACAGGCTGCAGTTTCAAATCACACTTGCTCGCATAATCAGATTTTTCCACGAAAGTATCGGGGTCAAATGAACGTAGTTTATCGTGGAAGTAGTTGTATACCGTTGTCCGTTGATTGGCGACTGAAATACTTGTTTTCTTCGTTGGTTCTTCTGGTTTTTCGACCGGAACTTCTTCAGCTTCCATATCGTAGTAATCTTCTAACAAATCCGCAAAAGCATCGGTAATCACTGCATCCTCGTCAATTGCTTTTGTACTGATGACTGCAGATTCGGCAGCTATAGTTTGCATTCTAGGTGGACATATACTATCAAGGTCTTTAGAGTCTGGATTTGAAAGGATGTATCGCAGAAAGTCTGCGTATATTGTACATAACTCGGTTTCCTTGATGTATTCGATAGTCACAAACTTTGGACCGATGGTTAGTTTAGGATAATTTCGAAATAATCTGTCTCCTAATTTGTTATTCTCTTCACGTCTCGCAAACACATCCTGAATTAATGTGGACGCATGTTCGTTCGTAATTGAAAACTCTTTAGCGACCGTATTCACATCTAACGGACCTTCTTGCGACATCTGAACAAGTTTAGCTTCAACTGATGTGATTCCAAAGTTCGAATGGTCAGTGCGCAATAATGTGAATTCAGACTGTTCCTTGTTTTTTACCGCGAATATCGGGGAAATGCAATTAAAACGCAAAAGACTTAGCTCGTTAATTGGTGTATTGTACGTCATATGAATCATCATATCCTGCAGTTCCCATCTATTCAAATGAATATCTTTGAGGTCCACGAAAGGAATAATAGCATCGAATTTGTGTAGCCATTTTTCACAATCTGCTTTAATTTCATCGATCGTTTGGGTACAGGTTCGTGGACGTTCCGTAATTATAGTCATATCGACCGACGTTATAGCTATACGGTCAAAGCTATTTTTCGATGTTCCACGATATAAAATTAGAGTAGGTCGGTTTCGTCTAGGTTTAGTTGTTGATGACCAAGATTTCCACATCTGCATATCCAAATACGGTTTCTTCGTTTTCGCATCTTCTGTAAAGAACTTGTGTCGATTAATTTCATCATTTGATGTGAACAAGGAAATGTACGGAACATCTTGTGAAACTGTAAGTCCATAAAACATTTGTTCGAATCTGGTACGTACAGCACTTCCAAAATCAGTGTCTACCCACGGAATATAGAATTTTGTGGATAATATGTGAATGTCGTTGTGCTGAGCGTCTTTTGGAAGTTTCAGTGATAATATATCAGAAACCAACTTAGAATTTTTGTGAAGGATATTTACGGATTCGTCCGATAAGGTAGCGGGCGTTATGGAACGAAGTAGAGGGTAGAAATACGTAACACCGGCTTCTTCTACTTCCTGGTCGTAAATTTTATATGCAAAATGATCGATGTTCTTTACCGAATACAAACTGGATAATAAAGTTGTGTTTTGTGGTACTGGTATTTCTACAGCCGGAATACGCGAGAGGAACTTACTCTCTCCATTCAAAGGCATAATAAACGATTTCAATTCGGCGACTCCTAGGATACGGTATTCTGCGAAGGTACTTGCCGGGGCAAACAACTCTTTAAGTTTGGAAGGGTATTCTGACCATTCTTCAATAGTGTATGGTTCAAAGGCAACTTTCGTGTTTGGAAATCGGTAGTTTGTCTGGTACTCTTCAAACACAGACTTTTCTATCGTTCGACCATTGTAGGAGAGACGATGAAATAACCCTGTCCACGTTCGAGGGTCGGACTTATAGTAGTCTTTGGGAAACTTCACACTCACTAAAATGTACATACGGTCAGGATGACTGTTCGCCGAAGTCGCCACTTGTTCTCTGACCGTTTCAATAGTATCATCTTCAAAAAAGGAGACGCTGTGTCTCTCTTTTGAAGTTATGTTCACAAGCTCTCGTCGCTCCATCTTATTCATAAGACCGCAATTTTGTATTCAATTATATCGGGCTGTCTGAAATGGACATTCCGCAATAGGAAACAGGAGATTTAGAGTAATTAACTGGAGTATAGATTCCCACTCCAACAGCATCGTGGAGAATCTTCTTGAAATTTGTCCAGAACTCTGGAGTATGACCAATTGTTGTAGTCATAAGGTGAGACATCTCATGCAAGATAACGAACATCACGGTATTCGCGTCTACCAATTTGTATGGTTCAATCTTTTCACGCATACACACAACAATCTTCTCACCCTTGTTTTCCGAATAAGACGTGGAATCCGCATGAATATCGTTCTCACACATATTTTCTGGCTTGAATCGTTCAAGAAGAACCTTTGTTCGAGGATCGGCGGCGGACGCTGGGTCTTCGCGATACTTCGTCATCAATTTATCCAGATTTTTTCGGATATCAGCCATTAATTCGCACGCTTCCTGCTTATTTGGAAGATCCTGAACCTTGTAGACACGCCCATCCTTCGAACTTTTTACTTCCTGTATATTTCCTACACTTCGCGTAGATGCATATGCGAGTGCAACGCCCGCACCAAGTAGTGCAGCTGGCCACATTATTAGTTGTTCTGAATTGTTTTTGCTATCAACTACTTGCACCATATCATTCCCCAGTCAACTTTAGGAGTTGTTGCTAGTAGCTTATTCTTCAATGTATTCGCATCAAAATACTGTTCTGGATTCGGTCTGAATGTATAATTGTCCTGCATCTGCAAATAGAAATTTGCGAATCCTAGTGTGGATAAATGGTCAATACACTTAAACGTTATATCATTCACTTCACTGGCCCATTCAAAACATAGGTGATTTACTTTTTGACTTAGGGATGATATACAACTATATTCGCCACCTTCAACATCAATTTTAATAAGTTCAGGAATTCCATACGTTTCAATTAACTTATCAATAGTTATAGTCTTACACCTTATTTCCCGGTAAGGTTTTCCGAAAAACCGAGAATTGGGGCTTGTTAGCCATTCTTTATTTAAAGTTGATAGCACATCATCGTAGTCTGCATGATAGAATACGATATCGTTACCATCATTGTTGCATACAGCAAAATTTAGTGGTATGATTTTACTATTATTTCGTACATTAGCGCACAATTTATTAAAGGTAATAGAAGATGCCTCTACCGTTATAATTTTGTCGGCAGTATGCACATTCTCTATTGCCCAACAACCAATATTCGCACCTATATCAAAGTACATTTAAAACTATATGTGAGATATAGCTTTAAATATAAAAATGGATTGTTTTTGGTCAGAATAGTGTATATTGCCCACAGCTTTGTACTCAGTAACATGAAACACTGTGGTGCTTCCGTTGACGGTAAACGGCCTTTGGGAAAACCGAAAAAACGTAGGAGACGTTTCTCTAATGTGCAAGACTGAATTCATCGTTTGAAGATGATATCATATCTGCATGCGAATGGAGTTTTTTCCTTTAAGCGTCCAGGCCACGCTTGAAGGGGTTAGGGGCAATCGTGGTGTTGAGGAACGGGCCGACCTTCGCCTGGGGGTTGGGGTTCTCCGAGCGGATATCCCACGAGGCATTCCGGTTCGTCTGCGAGACACCAGCCACCGCCGTATTGGTGTGCGAGCCGGCATCTAGGAAGTTCTGGCCCTTGAGGTCACCAACCGCCGCAGGGTTCACGGCAGCCCAAGACGCACCAATCGTTCCCTTGGGTAGGAGTTCGCCAGCACTCAGAGTCGTTTCCGAGTACGTGGACTGGGAAGCAGGGTGACGACCCTGGACATCTTCCGTGGGCTGGGCATTACCGCCCGCCGCGCTTACGGGCTTTCCGTACGGGCCAGAATCCGATAGAGGTCCCTGTACGCCGAGGCTGTCGGTGAGCTTCTCCATACCTTCTCCAACAACCGCCTTCGCCGATGAATAATTACTTAGCAGCCACGCAACCACTACAACGCCACCGAGGGCAAGAAGGAGCTTCGTAGTCTGTCCCTTCATCTTGTTGTTTGATATGAAGTGAATAAAAAATTCGGCTGTTTTTCAGATGGAAAAGCACAAGGTAGAGCAAGATGGCGAATGACCCCCTTCAATACTTCTCGTCTCCGGAATTTCAGGCGTATTTTGAGAAAAATATACTGAGACCAATTCTTTCGAAGGTCTTTCAGTATTTATATCCATACATTGTCGCACTAACTCTTCTCTGGGTAATCATGTTCCTCTCAATCATCATTATTCTTGTCCTGCTTTTCAGAGCTAAGAGTTGAGGATTGTGGATCGGGATACAGGACTTCGATAATATCTGCTCGGCGCATACTCCACACCTTGGGAATACCCTTGGCTTTCGCTTCTGCTTGAAGCTCCTTCAAAGTCTTCTTATCCAATATCATCTTGTCGGACAACTTCTCCATAGACAGAATCCTGATAAGCTGTGCGCGAGACATAACGTAATAATGCTTAATTTTCGGGTTGTGTACCTTCGCCTCAGCCTTTAGTTCGGTTATCGACATTGTGTGATAGTTCATTTTGATACTCTTTTTTCAAGTATAGCCCGCTAAATCCGTTTTCAGTTTTTGGTCCTTAATAGTAATGGATATAGTCATTGTTTCAGTTGTGACTCTTGTGTCGGTGGGCGCAAGTTTGTACATGTACGCACTCAGCAATATCCAAAAGTTGAAAGCCGACTGGCCACTGTATCGGTGTAATCCTGCATATATGCCTTTAGCTGGTCTTGTTGGAGAAGATCCGTTTGGTAATTTCACCGACTGTACGATGAAGAATTTCCACGATTATACTGGATTTGTGATGGACCCAATCATGAGCCAGTTTTCTCAGATGACCGATATAGTCAGTGGAATCGGTGGAGCAATGGATTCTATGCGTTCGATGATAAGTGATACACGTAGCGGGTTCTTGGGAATTGTTGGGATGGTGTTTGGAAAAATTCAGAATTTGATGAGTCAGTTCCAGTACATTATTATTCGTATGCGAACTCTGCTCGCACGTGTTATTGGAATCATGATGTCGTTCATGTACATTTTCTATGGCGGAATGGATACCGGTAAATCTGTTATGAATGGTCCGGTCGGACAAACTATGAACTTCCTGTGTTTTGACCCGAACACTCTTCTCAAATTACAGAATGGGACAGAAGTTCGAATGCAGGATATCCCTCTTGGGTCTATATTGGAAAACGGCAGTACAGTCACATCCTTGTATACGTTGGACGGAACTGGCGTATCAATGTATAATTTATATGGTGTTGTAGTCAGTGGAAACCATCGGGTATTAGTGGGTAAGAGCCCAATCCAAGTTTCGCATCATCCCGATGCTGTACCTGCACCAGAGCTTCGACGACTCTCTTGTCTGAATACGAGTACACATACCATACGTATTGGACACGTTGTATTCATGGACTTTATTGAAACTACGAAACCAGTCTTTTTGGAAGTCCGCAGGAATCTTACCGAATTACACTATAATGGTTGTGTATCTCCACACAATATGATAAAGTCCCCCACATCGTCGTATCCAACTGGCCTTACACGGGAAACGAGAGTATTGCTCAAGAATGGTAGAGCAGAACGTATAGACAATATTATTGTTGGTGATGTACTCGATACTGGCGAACGTGTGCTGGGAGTTGTTGTACATAATGGGAACAATACATATTATGGAGAAGTAGAAAAGGGTATTACGGCTCATCCTTGTTGCTGGGTCTTTGAAGATAGGCATGTTCGTACAGTAGAATCGTACCAGCGTATCGCAAAACAAGTTGAGACTATGCAGTTGTTCAATTTAATCACGGATAGTTGCATGTTTCCCGTAGTGTCTGATTCGGGAAATAGGTATCTCGTGCTAGGCGAGCTGGAAATAACGCACTGGTTTTTCGAACGATTTAAAAATAGGTACTTAACATCAGTAGCATGATTCTTGTTTTAGCGGCAACGTTCGCATCATTAATTGCGATTCTGGTTGCTCATGGGATGGGGTCATGGGAAAAGGTAAAGGCAAACTGGAACGATTACCGGTGTAATCCGATGTATATGCCGGTTGCCGGGTTTGTTCGACCAGATATCGATACCGGAGAAAACTTTGTGTTTTGCACGAATGCTATGGCCGGAGAATTTTACAAACTTGTTCTTGACCAAGTTCAGTCATATTTTAGTATTCTTACTGGCTCGCTTGGAGAGATGTTGAATCCACTTACGTTATTCCGCGGCATCATCACCAAGATTCGTGGGTTTCTTCTAACGTTTGCGAAACTGACTATTTCAAAAGCTGCTTCTTCTATGAGTGTTTTCCTACACTACTTGGAGAAGATTCGGGATGTCCTAAAACGGTTTGTGTCGGAAGGGTATATTGGAGCATACCTTGCTCAAGTTATTGTGGATTTCATATGGTCGTTTGTAACTCTGTTTATTTCGATTATCAAAACGTTCGTCTATATTCTTCTTGCGATTGCGATTATTCTCGCACTATTTAATCCCGTGCTGCTTGTCCTCGCAATAACTATCGCATCATTAATTGCTGCGTCCGGTTTTTAATCGCATCCCATAAGTAATAAATGAACAAAACCGCGCTCGTTCTCGCTTTTTTCATTGCGGCAGTCCTTGCCGGAGTTTTCGTTCGCTTTAATATCGGTTCGGTGATGCCGACCTCTAAGGAGAGCTTCATGCAGCAGCCGGCCGGAATGCCCCTCAACGCCGGTGGAATGGGACCCTATGACCAGGTGAGCATCGGGGGTGGTCTCTCAGGGTGGGCTGCGAACGAAGCGGCGCCAATAAATGCGTCTGGTCTTCCCGGTCAGTCCTTAGACACGAACAAGCTGATGTTTCTAGTTGATAACCAGGTCGATAATGACTGCTGCCCGTCAACGATGAACACCGACAGTGGATGCGTATGCTTAACTGAGGAGAACCGTCGTCTAATGGCTTCGCGTGGCGGAAATCGGGCTTAAACAATTGTTTCCCATAAAACTTAAATGGACACAGCTAAGATTTTCCAGGCATTTGTCGATGATATCCGCAAGACGTTTCCGGACCTGGAAGCAACTGTAAATCTAGATAACGACGTAAAGAGTTTTGAGACGTTTTATTCACACGCTCTCAAGATTCTTCAGAAGGATGATACATTTTTTACCGATGAGACTCGTACTATGTTCGGTATAGATTTAAGCAAGATGTGGCTTCGGGATATTCCTAAGGAAGAGTTTTGGAAGCATCTTCAACTCTGTACCATTGCATCCTTTGTTCACGGAGACCTGAAAGAGAAGATTGGGTCTATTATTGATATTTTCAAGGCATATTGGCTCAAGACTGGAACGCCAAATGACGAGGTAGACAAGATTTTGAATGATAAGGCTAGTGAAGACCACTTCAAAAAGATTTTAGAATATATTGCCGAAACTCGTCTCGCCAAGATGTTTATGGATGTTATGGAGAATCTGGATTTTTCCGAACTCAATTTGAACTTAGAGAATCCAGAGCAGATGATTGAGATGCTAAAGAATCCCGAACATCCCACGATTAAGAAAGTTATGAGCAAAATTCAGGCGATTATTAAGACGAAAATGGAGCGTGGAGAAATTACGCAGCAGAAGATTCAAGAAGAAATCGAAGCTATTAAGGCCAAGGTCACGTCGATTTTCGGAAACATATTCAACGATGCACTTGGAGGTACGCGCGGAGAAACTGCACCGACCGTTCTAATGGGAAATTCTCCAGAGGCGAGGCGGCAAAGAATGCTTGCGCGGCTACAGAAGAAACAGCGCGAGAAAACCTCACGGTAGAAATAAGATGACCGAACAAATCTGGTTCAGGGATCCAGCAATCTTGTTTGCCCCAACGACATGGAGTCAGTTCGTACCCACGAAGTCTATGACTACACGACAGGCCTTGAATGCCGTAGTACGGTTCTCCGTCTACTTTTCAGTCATTCTCTTTTTGGCTACTGGTGTGAGTGCATATCTTCTAGCCGTCCCAGCGGTTATGGCGGCTTCAGTTCTACTCTATACTCTGTTTCCACATGGGCGAGTTCTTGAAGCGTTCAAGGCAGCGGTAAGTGGAAAAGTGTATACTATGCCGACCCAAGCGAATCCGTTCATGAACCCACTGCTAACTGAAATTCTAGATAACCCTGATCGCCCCGATGCCGCGCCTGTAACTCGCTCAGACGTTAAGGCGAAGATTGCGGAGTCGTTCGCACAAACGACGGATATTTACATGGATACCACCGATCTATTTGACCAGGCAAAAGCTATGATGAATTTCACCACTATGCAGTCTGCGACTATCCCGAATGACCAGGATGCATTTTTGAAATGGTTAGCGAAAGGTGTTGATAAGCCAGACTACTCATCCGCACCCCCCGCTCGTCGGGCTAAGATTGATAATGAAGGGTATGTTCCTGCTCGGGGCTCAACGAGTAGCCTTTCGTCCACGGCGAACAAGCCGGCGGGTACGATGCCTCTTCGTGCGCCTGCGGCCGCCGGATCCGCCAAATAAATCTTTCTTTAAATCTTTTTTTGACCGCTGTCCATCTACTGATTTTGTCTTTTTGGAATCTTTGTACACTTCAAAGTGTGGAAATCCCGTAATACCCATTTCAGATGGAACTTTTGAACTTTCAATCTTGCAAAACTCCATGTGGGGAATCTCCTTCTCTAATTCTCCCCATGGCTCGTGCATAGGTATACAGTGTGGACATGTCTCCATATAAAAGAACACGGCTACCGGTTTTCCTGACTTTATTGCTTTTTTCAGATCGGTTCCGTCCAGTTCTCGCATTTAATTCTTAGGACACAACAAAATGGACAAACACTGGTCGGGATATTTGAACGCAGTGAGTGGAACACCAATACCTAAAACATCTATGCCCGCACCATATCCAGCTACTGATACATCCAGGGGAACATCGGGATTTATGGATTTACTTGTGACGAAACCCGAAGTACAGAAACGGTATGATGCTATGGAAGCTACCTGGGAAGGTGTTAGTGCCTCCGATGCTGCGATTTCTAGTGGATTATTCAAAGGAGAATCAATGCCGGTTACGGCACAAAATATACCGGTACAGAATAAGAAATGAGCGGGGAAATTGTTCATCTGATGCTAACGTTGCGAAACCAAGTTAAAATATACCATTGGGAAACCATGCAGTTTTCCCGCCATACGTCAACTGATAAGTTGGTTGATAGTCTAGACGATTCTATCGATAAGTTCATGGAAGTGTATTTTGGTAAGTATGGTCGCCTGAAGTTGACTCAGCGCACCGGTACAATTCGGTTACGCAATTACACTGACGAAGAAGGCCCAGAACTTCTGAAACAGGCGGTAGAATGGTTAACAACTCGTTTGCCGAAATTACTCAGCAGTAAAGATACTGAACTGTTGAATATTCGTGATGAGATTTTAGCCGATTTGAATCAGACTCTGTACTTATTTACGCTTAAGTGAACGGCGTTTCCGTCCACCATTCGTAGGCTCGAATTCGGCGTTATCAGTATTTAATGAACTACCGATGCTCGCCCCAAACGAAGCATCTGGAGGAGGCCACGTCGCCGAATCTCCACCTCCACGCTTTACACTCCTACGGCGAGTCTTACGACTTCCCTTACGAGACCGTTTTACCGATTTTTTCACAGTCATTTCTTATATTCTTACAAAGACAATGTGGCTGTGGCTTATTTTGCTAGTGGCTGTTGTGCTTATTCTTTTTTACTCTCGTTCGTGTTCCCGCGAGAACATGAGCAATGAAAAATTACTGTCTACGCTTGAAACGTTTGGCGCACAAGGTACGACAAAAGACAAAGACCCCAACCTTTCTAAGAATTTACCGCTGAAAGGTCCGCATGCTCCTCCCATAGATCCGGCAGATTCGTTGAAGGCAAGTACGAAATCCGGAAATTCCGGTGGAGCGTACCCTCAAGTATTTGGCCCCGATGTCGCGATTACTCCAGGAACTTCTGGAAATACCGGAACGTCTGGAACGTCTGGAACTTCTGGAACAGTTGCGTCGGGGTACACATTGTCGGATTCCCCACCGAATGATGCGAATTACGAATTCAATCCAGATTTGAAGAATGCTTTCCCGTACAGCGGACCGCCACAACCCTTTTTAACCGATTTCTCTAAGATACAACATTAAAGGAGTATGTTTGGATTGATGAACTTCGCTGGAAGTTGTTGGGTGAATACTTGTTTGCAAGCAGTGTTTCGTATTCCCGAAGTACAGACAAGATACGATGAAAAACAGCACGATGCTACAAACAAAGTTGATTGTTGTTTACAAGTTATTTGGGAAAGTAAGGGTCGAGAAGGTCTTCAGGAATTTTTTGAGTCGGTGAGAACCGAAGCTATGCCTGCCGGACGAAGTATTGGCGATAGTCATGAACTCCTAGTCTATTTGTGCGACAAACTACCTTTTTTAGATAAACTATGTCGATTTAAAACGGCTGACTCTATTCAATGTGATTCTTGCCAACAGCGAGATATTCGTGAAGATTCGGTTATGGAATATTCACTAGTTTCGGACGGGAAACGTGTACCTATCTCAGACTGTATTGTGAAATCTGTTACGCCTTACAAAGTTCCAGATTGGAAGTGTGAAAAATGTAAGGAGTTAGGTTGTACGAAACAACAACTTATTGGAACATTTCCACAGGTCATGATTTTTCATATGATTTCAGAAGATGCATCTGTTGATTATGCATCTATTTTGAGCTTGAATAAGAATAAGTATGCACTTCTCTCTGTGAGTTGTTACAATGGTTCGCATTGGTGGGGATACGGTCGTAATATGCCTCCTGGCTCTTCATGGTATACGTTGGACGATACGTCTGTTGTAGAGCATGGTCCAAAAGAATTCCCAATTTCAGGAAGGATGCGATTGCTGATTTATTATCGCCTTGAAAGTTAATGAGCGCCCCGAATTCATCGTCACCTGCTGGAGTAACCGGCTCCGACTGGAGTTCTTATTATGCATCTATACAGAATTACTTGAACTTACCAGTTTCTGGTGGAACTACAGGTCCTGCGGCTCCTGCGGCTCCTGCGGCTCCTGCGGCTCCTGCGGCTCCTGCGGCTCCTGCGGCTCCTGCGGCTCCTGCGGCTCCTAGTCCAATTGATGCGCGCGGAATGCTTATTATTACTGGAGT